GACACCTATGTTTCAAAAAACATTAGAGTATGGTAAGTCTCTTAAACCCGACAAAATGTATATTTTATCAGCTAAACATTATCTAGTACCACTTGATAAAAAATTAGCTCCATATGATAAAACATTAAAGGAAATGCCTAAAGATGAGAAAGAAACATGGGCTGAAGAAACATTTAAACAAATGAAATCAAAGGGTATCAACCCAGATAAAGATAATTTTATATTTTTAACAGGTAAAGAATATATGAAACCACTTACCAAATATATTCCTGAAGGAAATATTGAAATGCCATTAGAAGGAAAAAGATTTGGTGAACGTTTAAAATGGTTAAACAACCAAATTACTAAATTACAAGAAATAGTTAATAAAATAAAAACAATAATCTATGAAAATCTCAAAAGAGCAGTTAAATGAGTATATTAAGCTCTATCTAAATGATGTTGAAGATTACGGTGAAGATGATGAGTTAATTATAGCTGAAACAACATTATCTAAATTACAAAATAACTTAATTACTGAATCTGAGTTTGATGTACAGCAAGTGATAATGGAAGCTATTAATAAATCACAAACTAAGTCGAGAATAATTTTAAATGATTTTCTTACATATATAGAGAATATATAAAGTTTGGCCTCATTATTAGTTTTTGTTAATTTTATATTATAATATATTTTTATGACAAAAACTGAATTTCCTCAATCAAAGATGTACACCAAACCTGATGGTACTGTAATGTATTTATGGGACAAGAAGTTACATAACTGGGATGGCCCAGCATTAATACCTGAAGGTGATATTAAAAAACGTGAATATTATTTATATGGTATCCAATATTCTGAAAAAGAATGGAAAGCACGTAAAAAACAATTAGTAGGATTACCATTTTACAAAATGCCAGGAACAAAAGCAAGAACATAATATGAAAATAGGTTTATGTGGAACAATGAGTGTAGGCAAGACTACACTTGTTAATGCTCTTAAAGAATTAGAGCAATTTAAAGATTATAAAACTGCTACTGAACGTAGTAAATATTTAAGTGAGTTAGGTATACCATTAAATACTGACTCTACATTACCAGGACAGTTTATATTCATGGCTGAACGAGCTAGTGAATTATTGCAGGAAAATATTATTACTGATAGAACAGTATATGATGTATGTGCATTTACATTTAGTGCTAAATCAATTGAATTTTCTCAAAAAGAAACATTTGTTAAGGCAGCTATACCATTAATTAAAATGTATGACATTATATTTTATGTGTCACATGAAGGTGTTGAAATTGAAGATAATGGTGTTAGAACAACTGATCCTGACTATCGTATGAAAATAGATATGGTTATACAAGCTATGTTAAATGAATACCCTCCTAATAGATTAGTAAAAATATCAGGAACTACTGAGGAACGTATAGCAAAAATCATTGAAACACTAAACTCATAATATTTATACATAAACAACATTGATGAAAGATTATTACAATGAGTTAAAAAACTATTTAACCAAAATAGGATTTGATGGACCTCTAGATAAACTAGAAAAAATTAAAAATAATCCAATCGAAGTAATTAAAATGTATAACATGTATATGAAACAAAATAAACTAAGAGAAATTATTCGTGAAGAATTAGACGCGGTATTAGATGAAATGGCCCGTGCTAAAGTAATTTACACTGTTAAAGATAAACCATCACTTGAAAAAGTAGTTGATGCTGCTAAAGGTAACACTAAAATGGCGTTACAATATCTTTTAGATAAAGGTGAAATGGCTATAGCTGATTTAGCTAAAGAATTAAAGAAAGATCCAGCTGCATTTAACAACCCAGGCTTCAGAAAATTAATGGCTGATTTGTCTGATAGAAATGTAGTGGCTACATCCGCCGGAGCATCAAGTACTCCCGCCCCTAAAGTAACTCCAACTCCTAAAATGGCTAAAGTTACAGCTCCATCAGGTGACGAAGAAGATTTTGAAAAAGAAGCACCATCAGAAAAAGATGTTGCAGCTGGTGAAAAAGAATTTGGTGATATTGGAGCTGAAAAATTAGCAGGTGAAGAAAAAGTTAAATTTGAAAAATTAAACACTGCTATTAAAAATAAAGTAGCTAAACTTGAAAAAATGTCTGCTAAGGACAGAGCTAAATCACCAGACTTAGCTGTAGTAAAACAAATTATTAACAAACCTGAGGTTAAAAAATTATTTAAAGCCAAAGGTATTGATGTAATGGACTTAGTAAGTTCAGTTATTTCTTAATTTTGAAATTAAAAATAGAATATATTATCATAGCCCTACTTGTCGTTGCTTTATTTTTGCAACGACAATGTTCTTCTCCTGATGTAGTTGAAAAAGTAACAACTGAAATCAAATATGATACTATCAATAAACAAACCTCAGTATATGTTCCTAAATGGAATACTCGCACTGAGGTAAACATAGATACTTTCCTTTCTCCTGTAGATAGCTTGGCTATATTAAAAGAATTTTATACCTTATATAACTACATAGATACAGTAGGAACAGATAGTGTTAAGATTGTTATTAATGATAGTGTAACAACAAATAAAATTATAGCTAGACAAGTAGATTATAAAGTGATATATCCAACAGTAACTATAACCAAAGAAAAATTTGTGAAAGAAACACAATATTATTATGGTCTTAGTTTAGGAGGTAGTAAAGAAGGTTTTGATTATGTAGGTCCAGAACTTTTGTTAAAAACAAAAAGTGACAAAGTGTATGGCCTTGGTGTTGGCATCAATAACGACCTATCTCCAGTTATAAACTTTAGAACATACTGGAAAATAGGTAAGTAATGAGTCAAGACTTAAAAGAAATAATAAAACAAGAATATATAAAGTGTGCCCAAGACCCAGCACATTTTATGCGTAAATATTGTTATATTCAACATCCACAACGTGGTCGAATAATTTTTAATTTATATCCATTTCAAGGTAAAGTATTAAATTTATGGCGTGATAATCCATATTCTATAGTACTTAAATCACGTCAATTAGGTATTTCAACATTAACTGCTGGTTATTCTTTATGGTTAATGTTATTCCATAAAGATAAAAATATACTATGTTTAGCTACAACACAAGAAACAGCTAAAAATATGGTTACTAAGGTAAGATTTATGTTTGACAACTTGCCTTCTTGGTTAAAAATACCTTCAGTTGAAAATAATAGGTTAAGTTTAAAATTATCAAATGGCTCAACAATAAAAGCAAAATCATCAAATAGTGATGCCGCACGTTCAGAAGCAGTATCATTACTAATAATTGATGAGGCAGCATTTATTGATAATATAGATGAGACTTGGGCTTCTGCACAACAAACCTTAGCTACTGGTGGTGGCGCAATTGTATTATCTACACCTTATGGTACTGGTAATTGGTTTCATAAGATGTGGGTAGCAGCTGAATCATCAACTGATGATGGGTCAGGTAAAAAATTCTTACCTGTTAAATTACCTTGGTACGTTCACCCAGAACGAAATGAATTATGGAGAAAACAACAAGATGAATTGTTAGGTGATCCTAGATTAGCAGCCCAAGAATGTGATTGTGACTTTACTACATCAGGTGATGTTGTTTTTTATCATGAATTTTTAGAATTTTATGAGAAAACATATGTAAAAGAACCTATTGAAAGAAGAGGAGCAGATAAAAATCTTTGGATATGGGAACCAGTAGATTATTCTCGTCAATATATGGTTGTAGCTGACGTAGCTAGAGGAGATGGAAAAGACTATTCAGCCTTCCATGTTATAGATATTGAATCAAACACTCAAGTAGCTGAATTCAAAGGACAGCTTTCAACAACTGAATTCGGTCATTTATTAGTTGGTATAGCCTCAGAATATAATGAAGCATTATTAGTGATTGAAAATGCTAATATGGGATGGGCTACAATACAAACTGTAGTAGAAAGAGGATATAGAAACCTATATCATTCACCTAAAAGTGAGAAAGCAGAGGCTTCTACGTATTTTGATAAGTACGGAAACAATGACAATTTAACACCTGGTTTCACAAACTCATTAAAGACCAGACCTATGGTTATTAATAAGTTTAGAGAATATGTGAGTGAAAGAAGTGTTGTTTTTCAATCTAAACGATTAATAGAAGAGATGAAAGTATTTGTTTGGAAAAACGGAAGAGGTGAAGCACAAACAGGTTATAATGATGACTTGGTAATAAGTTTTGGTATTGGACTATATGTTAGAGATACAGCGTTACGTTTTAGTGAAAATGGAACTCAACTCTCAAAATCAATTTTAAATAGTTTTACAAAAACATCATATAATTCCGCTGTATATTCAGCTAATAACAACTATTCTCCCACTAAAAATTGGGATATGGATGTAAACGGTTCAAAAGAAAACATTAAATGGCTATTATAATATATTTATAAACATGGCAGATACTAGTATATTTACACGATTAAAACGATTATTTTCAACAGACGTTGTAATTAGAAACGTAGGTGGAAATGAATTAAAAGTAGTAGACGTTAACGCTATACAGCGTACTGGTGAAATTGAAACTAATTCATTATTAGATAGATTCAACAGAATTTACACTACATCACCAACCTCATTATATGGTTATCAACAAAACTTTAACTATCAAACATTACGTACTCAATTATACTCAGAATATGATGTAATGGATGGTGACGCTATTATAGCTTCAGCTTTAGATATTATAGCAGATGAATGTACACTTAAAAATGAACAAGGTGAAGTACTTCATATCAAATCTAGTGATGATGATATACAAAAAATATTGTATAACTTATTCTATGATGTATTAAATATTGAATTTAATTTATGGTCATGGACACGTCAAATGTGTAAATATGGTGACTTTTTCTTAAAACTAGAAATCGCTGAAAAGTATGGTGTTTATAATGTTATACCATATACTGCTTATCATATTGAAAGACAAGAACTATATGACCGTGCTAATCCAGCATCAGTAAGATTTAGATATGACCCAGAAGGTTTATCAGCTGGTGAATATGGTTATTATAACATTCCGGGTGCAAACCAACCTAGAGGTATATATTTTGATAACTATGAGATAGCACATTTCCGTTTATTATCAGATACTAACTTTTTACCATATGGTAGAAGTTATATTGAACCAGCTCGTAGGTTATTCAAACAATATACATTGATGGAAGACGCTATGTTAGTACATCGTATTGTTCGCGCACCAGAAAAACGTGTTTTCTATATTAATGTGGCAGGTATTAATCCAAATGAAGTAGAAGGCTTCATGCAAAAAACAGTTAATACTATGAAACGTACTCCATATATTGATCCACAAACTGGTGATTACAATTTGAAGTATAATATGCAAAACATGATGGAAGATTTTTATATCCCAATTCGTGGTAATGATGCAGCTACTAAAATTGACACTACTAAAGGATTAGAATATGATGGTATTAAAGACGTTGAGTATTTAAGAGATAAATTGTTTGCCGCCTTAAAGGTACCTAAAGCGTTTATGGGTTATGAAAAAGATTTAACAGGTAAAGCAACATTAGCCGCTGAAGATATTCGTTTTGCCCGTACAATTGAACGTATACAACGTATTCTAACATCAGAATTATATAAGATAGCTTTAATCCACTTATATACTCAAGGATATAATGAAGAAGCATTAACTAATTTTGAATTATCATTAACTACACCATCAATTATATACGATCAAGAACGTATTGAATTATTGGCTAAGAAAGTAGAATTAGCTAAAAGCATTACAGATGGTAAATTATTACCATCAGATTGGATTTATGATAATTTATTCCATTTTAGTGATGATCAATACACTGAATATAGAGATTTAATTCGTGAAGATGCTAAACGTGATTTCCGTTTAACACAAATTAAAGAAGAAGGTAATGATCCATTAGAAACTGGTAAGTCTTATGGTACACCACATGATTTAGCATACTTATATGGTAATACTAAAAATCATGGTACAGTACCTGATGGATATGATGAAAAAGTACCATTAGGTCGTCCTAAAGAAACATCAACTACCACAGATACTCAAGGTAATGCATTTGGACGTGACCGTTTAGGTAAAAAAGATATGAAAGTTGATGACCAAGAGTCATATGGTACACCTAATTATAAAGGAGGATCACCATTAGCATTGGAAAATAGCCGTGGAGAGTTTTTAAAAAATAAAAATCTATTAGAAGGTTTAAAAAAGAAACTTGTTTTTGATGAAGAAAAATCAGCCGGCTCATACTTAGACGAAAATCTCATCAAAGATTAACATTCTTTATATATTTATAATAAAACTTACTCGTAATGTTAGTAAAACATAACAAATTTAAAAATTCAGGATTATTATTTGAATTGCTAGTTAGACAGATTACAGCAGATACATTATCAGGTAAAGAATCACCAGCTGTTAATATACTTAAAAAATTCTTTGTTAAAACAGAATTAGGAAAAGAATATAAGTTATATGATACTGTATTAAAACAATCCCAAATCACTGAAACCAAAGCCAATATTATTATTGATGAGGTATTAAAAGTATCTCGCAAATTAAATAGAACTACTTTACGTAAAGAAAAATATAATTTAATCAGTGAGATTAGAAAACATTACAACTTAGATGAGTTTTTCAAAACTAAACTCCCTCATTATAAATCACAAGCTGCTTTATATACATTAATTGAAATATATAACAATCAAGAATTAACAAATCCTGATCAAATTATTTCAAATAAAATGACTTTGTTAGAAAGTTTAACAACTCAACCTGTTAAAGAAAAAGAAGTTAGAGATAATGTTATTGAGGAATTTAAAAAATACGATAAAGACTTACGCTTATTAACTTACCAAGTACTATTAGAAAAATTTAATGGTAAATATGGTTCATTAAATGATAACCAAAAAGTTATACTAAGAGAATTTATCAACTCAGTAGACAATACTCCACGCTTACGTGAGTTTTATAACACTAAAATAGTTGAAGTTAAAAATATATTATCTAAACTGATACCATCAGTGACTGATAAAGTTACCCAAATTAAACTTAACGAAGTGGTTTCATTAATTAAGGAAATAGATAAAACATCTAAAATATCAAATGATGATATTGTAAACTTACTACAATACTATTCATTGGTTGAAGAACTAAAATCAACTAAGTAATGAAATTATCTGAATTAAAAAAATTAGTTAAAGAAACACTACAAGAAATGTCTATGACTGGTGGTGGAACAGCTGGAGCTGCTTTTAGTGCTGGTGTTGGTATGAATTACGCGACACCTAAAGCATTTAAAAAAGTAAAAGTAACTGAAGCTACACACCCATGGTACACTTCATTAAGAGGATATTATAAAGATGAAAAAAAAGCAGGAGAAGGACCTAGAGGTACAGGTAATGTATCTCAATATTTAAAACCTAATGCTATTGTTTATAATGCTAAAGGTGAATCAAAACGTATCAAAGATGTAACAAGTTCTCATATTCAATTTGTTGATGGAACAGAAGATTACTTTATGAATTGGTTTACTGAAAAACCAGACTTATATGAAGCCTCAAATCCATACGGAACTGGTAATTTAGGACCAGGTCCTAAAGCTGGTAAAGACGGAGTTAAAGATAATTACTACGTGAAAGCATTTGGTTTTAAACCTGTTAACCGTAAAAAACAAGCCAAAGCATCTAAAGCCATAGATTATAAAGACTTATGGGATGCTACATATAAATAATAATATTTATCATAAACAATATTAACATGAGAAATACACTTCAAGAACAATACAATTTAATTAAAGAAGGTAAAGGCGCTAAGGATGTTTTCTTAAAACATGCTAAATCTTTATTTCCTAATTTAGTACCTAATCATTATGAATTTGATTCTGCTTCTAAAATATTACTTCAACGTGGTATTATTTCAGAAAACATGATATTAAATGAAAATCTTTGGGGTATAGCAACAGGTAACAATAAACAACCTGATTGGTTTAAATTGTTTGAAGAATACACTGCTTCATCTGAAGAAAAAGATACTAAAGCTGATGCTTCTAAAACATCTAAAGAAGTAGATGAGTATAAAAATAAATCATACCACAACCAATACGAAGCAGAAACTGGTGATGATGTAATATTTGATCAATATTTACATGGTATCCAAATTGAAGCATGTAAATCAGAAAATAACGGTAAAACAGTTGATGAGTTAAAGAAAATTGTATTAAAGAATCTTAAAAAAGATAAATTATACTATACTAAAAATGCTGCTTTCAACACTGAAGGTATTGGTTATACAGAAGACGCTCCTGGTTTAGGTAAAACTAAAGAAGTAAAAGGTAAGTATGCTTCATCTGGTATGGAACCAGTTAAATTGAAAGAAGCTGTAATGTATGGTAGTTCAGATGGAGATAGAGATGCTGATATAGAATCTTCAGTTCAAGCTAATGAATATTATGAAAAAGGATTACAAGCATATTCTGAAGGTGATTTATTAAAAGCAGAACAATATTATAACGCCGCTTTAAAAGCTGGTGCTTGGTTAGGATGGACTGAATATGATTTACCACCGTATGAAACAATGACAAAAGAAAATATGGATATTAAAGAATCTCAATTACGCACAGCTATTCGTCAATTAATTAAAGAAGAACTTAACTTAAAAGAAATCGATCAAATTGGTGAAGAAGCTGCTAAAGGAGCTAAAGTTAAGAAAATCAATGATGAGATCAATAAGCGTAAGAAAAAAATCAAAGCTTTAGAAACATTAAAAGAATTAGAAGACGATTCTATCAATCCTAAAAAATTAAAAGAATTATATTCTGAAATTAAAAAACTTGAGTCTGTTAAAACTAAACTTGAGAAAAAAGGTAAAAAGAAAGAACAGATTGTAGATGAAGTTACTGTTGTAGATAAAACTACTACAAGTGATGAAGTAGCTGATATAGTAAAACAAGAAAAAACTACACCAGCAGCAGTAAAAAAAGCAATAGATACTGCTAAATCTACTGGTGAACCTGTTAATGTAGCTTAATAATGAAACAAGTATTAATAGAAACAATACCGTTTATTGTATCTCGTCAACAATTAACTGAGGGTGCTAAAACAGCTGCTGGCAATCCAGTTGTTGAAGGAATATTAGCTACAGCTGAAGTAAAAAACGGTAATGGTCGTTACTATAAAAAAGAATTATGGGAGCGTGAAATAGACAAATACATGTCTTGTGTTAAAGAAAATAGAGCGCTAGGTGAATTAGACCACCCAGAATCATCTATTATTAATTTAAAAAACGTTTCTCATAACATAGTTGGTATATGGTGGGATGGAGACAAAGTAATGGGTAAATTAGAAATATTACCTACTCCATCTGGTAACATTGTTAAAGCACTTATTGATAACAATATAACTATAGGTGTATCTTCACGTGGTATGGGTAGTTTAAAACCATTAGGTGAAACAATGGAAGTACAAGATGATTTTGAATTATTATGTTGGGACTTTGTATCAACACCTTCTAACCCAGGTTCATGGATGCATGTGACTAAAAGTGGTTTAAACGAAGGTTTAACTAAAAACACTAATCCATATACTAAAATAAATTCTATTATCACAGAAATACTTTGTGCTAATGGATCTTGCCCAATAATATAATTAACCCCTCTATCAATAGTATTGTTAGACTGACCCTCCCTTAAAAGGAGGGTTTCTTTTTTCGCAACTCTTCGCATTTTCAGCTCTTCATATATATTTATATGTGAATATGCCGTTCATTCTACGCTATACGGCATCAATTTATTATAAACCCCTATTACGCTACAGTAATTAAGCGTATTTCCAAAAACAATTTGAGGACAAAAAACATGACAAACAGAGATTTGTTAAAAGAGGCTATTGCCGATGCAAAAGCAATCAAGGAGACTGCAATTGCAAATGCTAAAGCTGCTTTAGAAGAATCTTTCACACCTCATCTTAAATCTATTTTAGCTGCTAAAATCAATGAAATGGATAACTATTACGAAGAAGACGATGTAATGGAAGCAGAAAAAGAAGAAATGGATGAAATGAAAAAATCTGAAGAAGTAGAAGAAGCAAAGAAAGAAGAAGTAGAAGAAGTTGGTTTCGCTCAAGCGACAACTGGTGACTTCGTTGCTGACGCTGAAAGAGCTAAAGGCTACGGTTTAGAAGAAGAAGAAATGGAAGAAATTGATCTTGATGAACTTTTAGCTGAACTAGATGAAGCTAAAGAAGAAGAGATGGATGAAGCCAAGAAAGAAGAAATGGATGAAACTGTAACTGAAGCTAAAGAAGAAGAAGGCGAAGAAGAAGAAGGTGAAGAAGAGGAAGGCGAAGAAGAGGAAGAAGAAGAAATCGATCTTGAAAACATGAGTGAAGAAGATCTTAAAAACTTTATTGAAGGCGTAATCGAAGACATGATTGCTGCTGGCGAAATTGAAGCTGGCCATGAAGGTATGGAAGAAGAAGCTGAAGAAGAAGCAGAGATCGAAGAAGACATCAACATTGATGAAATCTTAGCTGAACTAAAAGGTGAAAAAGAAGTTGAAGAAGACATGATGAGTGGAGCTATGGGAGTATCTGCCGCTGGTGGAATGGCTGAATTAGCTAAAAAATTCAAACAAGGTCTTATTTCACTTAATGACTTTTTAGAAAAAGTAGCTGCCGCTCAATCATCTGGATTCAAAGCTAGTGTAGCAGAAGAAGAAATGGACGAAATGAAAAAAGAATTAGACGAAGCTTATGCTGCGATTAATACATTACGTTCAGAACTTAATGAAATCAACGTTCTAAATGCTAAACTTCTTTACACAAACAAAATTTTCAAAGCTAAAAACTTAACTGAATCAGAAAAAGTTAAAGTTTTAACAGCATTTGACAAAGCTGCATCTAAAAAAGAAGCTCAATTAGTCTATGAAACATTATTAGAAGGTTTAAAAGATAAGAAACCTGCTATTAAAGAAAATCTAGGCCGTGCTTCAAAACCAGCGGGTGTTGCTCCAAGTAAAAAACCTATTGTAGAGTCTAATGACATGATCGCTAGATTCCAAAAGTTAGCTGGTATTATTTAATTTTTTAACAATTTAATTTTAATTTAAACAAACATGAACTCAATTCAAACTCTATTAGAAGGTGCTAACCCATGGAAAGCTCTTCAAAGTGATGCAGCTCGCTTGTCTGCTAAATGGAGCAAGACCGGTTTGTTAGAAGGTTTAAAAACAGAAACCGACAAAAACAACATGTCTATGATCCTTGAAAATCAAGCAAAACAATTAGTAATGGAATCTTCACAAACTGGTGCTGGTACTGCAGGTGCTGCTTTTACCGCTGGTGTTGGTGAACAATGGGCTGGTGTAGCTCTTCCATTAGTACGTAAGGTGTTCGGACAGATCGCTGCTAAAGAATTCGTTAGCGTTCAACCTATGAACTTACCTTCAGGTCTAGTGTTTTTCTTAGACTTCCAATATGGTACAACTAAAGCTCCTTTCAACGCTGCTACTGGTGCTGGTTTCTACGGAACCGAATCTATGTATGGTGTTACTAACCCTGGTGCTAACACTGCTGCTAATGGTGGTCTTTATGGTGCTGGTAGATTCTCATACTCTATCAACAACACTTCTTCAATTTTCTCAGGTACTGTAGCTACTGCTTCTTGGTCTGATTTTAATTTTGATGCTAACTACTCAGCTTCAGCTGTAGCTAACGAGTGGAAAAAAGTAACTTTAGCTAATTTCCCAGCTACTACTGATTTCAATGGTGTACGCGCTTTCGTTATCAAAACTGGTTCAGTTCAATACACAGATGCTCAACAAGCTTTCACTACATCTCCAGGTGTAGTATTTGGTGGTTTACCAGCTTCTTGCTCGTTCTTAATCACTGGTAACTTGTTACCTCAATTAGCTACTATTGCTAACGTAACTGCTTCTTACCAATTACAACCAACTGATCAATTACGTGGTGACTTCGAAGATGGAAACACAAGCTTAAACACCTTGAACAACCCAATCTCTATCCCTGAAGTAAACGTTAAGATGAAATCAGAACCAATCGTTGCTAAAACTCGTAAGTTGAAAGCCGTTTGGACACCTGAGTTCGCTCAAGACTTAAACGCTTACCATGCATTAGACGCAGAAGCTGAATTAACTAGTATCATGAGTGAGTACATCTCTTTAGAGGTTGACTTAGAAATCTTAGATATGTTGATTGAAAACGCTTCAGCTGCTACTGAATACTGGTCAGCAATTAACAACATTGCTTTCACATCTGCTACTGGAAACGGAACTACAACTAACTTAGGTTTCTATAACACTCAAGGTGGTTGGTTCCAAACCTTAGGTACCAAATTACAAAAAGTATCTAACATCATCCATCAGAAAACTTTACGTGGTGGTGCAAATTTCTTAGTATGTTCTCCTACAGTTGCTACTGTTTTAGAATCAATCCCAGGATTTGCTACAACTTCTAAAGGTGATGCTGCTCAGATGACTTATGCATTTGGTGTTCAGAAAGTTGGTAACTTAAACAATCAGTATGACGTTTATAAAAACCCATACATGACTGAAAATACCATCTTAATGGGCTTCAAAGGAAAACAATTCCTTGAAACTGGTGCTGTATTTGCTCCATACATTCCATTGATCATGACTCCGCTTGTGTACGATCCAGATACCTTCACTCCACGTAAAGGTTTACTGACTCGCTACGCTAAGAAAATGGTTCGTCCTGAATTCTACGGTAAAGTCCTTGTTAGTGGATTAAACACTCTCTAATATTAATTTAGAGTAAATAAGAAGCCCGAGTATTACACTCGGGCTTTCTTTTTAATATTTATATCAAATATTTGTTATTATGAAGGAGCCAAATCGTGAACGTAAAAGTGATATCAAAGCAATCAATGCGGTTCAATTAAATGAAGAACAAAAAGAAGCCAAACGTTTAATAATTGAAAACCAAATAGTAATAATTACTGGTAGAGCAGGTTCAGGTAAATCATTAGTATGTGCTAACGCAGCGTTAGATTTCTTAAAGAAAAAACAAATAGATTGTATATACAATACTCGCGCTGCTGTTGAAGTAGGTAAAAGTTTAGGATATTTGCCAGGAGCGTTAAATGAGAAATTTGATCCTTATATGGAAGCTCTAGTTGAAAATCTAAACAAATGCTGCACTGATAAAAATGAAGTAACTAAACTAATTGAACAAGGTAAAGTTAAAGCTACCCCAGTTCAATTTATTCGTGGTAAAACAGTAGATGACATTTTAATTGTTGAAGAAGCACAAAATCTTACTAAAGGTGAAATGTTAGCCATATTAACTCGTTTAGGTAAAAACGGTAAAATTGTTATAAATGGTGATAATGAACAGTCAGATATCAAAACACCTGATGGACAAATGAATGGTTTAACCTATGCTATTGAATTATCTAAAAGATTAGAGGAAATAAAATGGGTTAAATTAAAAGAAAATCACCGCTCAGACTTAGTAGGTAAAATATTAGAAATTGAATACGGAAAATAATAAATATAAATATTTATAATAAAAATGTCAGCTGGAAAATATTCATTCACAATAGAGCAAGGTGCTACTTTAGATTTTGAAATCCAATATAAAGATTCAAGTGGTAATCCTATTGATTTAACAGGATATACAGGAGCAATGCAAATACGCTCAAATTATAGTGGTAGTGGTACTACTTATTTAACATTTACTTCTAGTTTAATTGATACTACACCTGATAAAACTAGTTCTAGTGTATTTTTATGTTTTGAAGGTAGTAATCAAACAAAACCTACTACGTCAGGTAGTATAGGAATATATGCTGGATATGCTGCTACTGAAAGATTATCATTCACTGACCAAGCTTATTACGATTTAGAAATAACCTCAGGAAGTATTAGAACAAGAATATTAGAAGGTAGAGTTAATCTTTCTAAACAAGTAACATATTAATGGCTATACCTAACCAAATTATAATTAGTTCATCAACTAATACTGTTAATGTTGGTAATAATAATAACTCAATAACAGTATCAAGTAGCTTTTGTAATACATTAATTAATGTAACACAATCTACTACTAATATAGTTACAGTAGCAACTCCTGGACCTCAAGGAACAACAGGAGCAGCTGGTGGAGGAATAAATACAAGTTCATTTGCAACTACAGGTTCAAACACCTTCATTGGCGATCAAATAATAACAGGTTCAATAACATCAACAACAGGGTTTACAGGATCTTTATTTGGTACTTCATCTTGGGCTCAAAGTGCTTCACAAACTATAACATCCTCATACTATAAAGAAACTGACCCTGTCTTTACAGCAGTATCTGGAACATTTGTATTAACTTCAAGCTTTAACGCATATACTTCAAGTATAAACACATTTACATCATCTTACAATACAGGATCATTTACTGGATCATTTACAGGTGCATTTACAGGATCATTATTCGGAACAGCAGCTACTGCTTCATATTATCAAGAAACAGATCCAATCTTTACAGCAAAATCAGCCTCACTTGCAACTACAGGCTCTAATAATTTTAACGGTAATCAAACAATAACAGGTTCTTTATTACAGGGATTAGAAGGGAATATAGCAACAGGAGAATATTCACATGCTGAAGGAAGTATTACTAAAGCAATAGGAAACTACTCGCATGCTGAAGGAGATTTTACCCAAGCAAAAGGAGACTACTCACACGCTGAAGGCCAAGAAACAATAGCGTCAGGATCTTATTCACATGCGGAGGGTTATCAAACAATAGCATTAGGTGATAGACAACACGTAACGGGTCAATATAATTTTGTATCACCCGTACAATCTGCTTTTATTGTAGGTAATGGTACTGATAATAGTAACAGATCAAACTTAATATATGCTCATGATTCTACAGTTGAAATAACAGGATCATTAGAAGTAAATGGAGGTATAACAGGATCATTATTTGGAACTTCAAGTTGGGCTAATAATAGTACAAGTGCATCTTTTTCTTTAACAGCATCTTATATTAATAATCTAAGTCAAAGTATTATTATAACAGGTTCAACTCAAGGTAATGTTACAACACTAAGTATAGCTTCAAATACAGCTTCTTTAAACTTAAACTTAGGTAATTTCTTTACATTACAATTAGTGTCTGGTTCTAACACATACATTAATCCATCAAATATAAAACCAGGTCAATCAAGTGTATTACAGTTGTCTACTACAGGTTCAGCTACAGTAAGTTTTCCATCTACTGTTAAACAACCAAGTGGATCAGCTTACACTCCTACAACAACAACTGGAACTGATATTTTAACTTTTGTATCATTTGATAGTAGTAATTTATACTTAGTAAGTGTGAAGAATTTAATATGATCTATCCTATATTTGGTCTTTTTGCTCAAAGTACACCTTCACCAGTATCACCTCCAGATACTTCTTCTTTATATGATTTTACAACATTTACATTTACAAACGCTGGAGCAACTGGTAGAACAGGTCCTACATATGCTCAATTAACAGCTTCATATGCTACAACTGCTTCTTGGGTAACATCCTCACTTTATTTTTCAGCCTCAATTCAAGGTATTCAAGAATGGACTGTTCCTCAAACAGCAACATATAGAATAACAGCTGCTGGAGCAGCAGGTGGAAACAGTCCAACATTAAATTTTAGTGGTGGTTTTGGAGCATCAGTAACTACAGATATATCATTAACTCAAAATCAAAAAGTATTAATAGTAGTAGGGCAACGTGGAGGAAATAGATTCACAGGTTCAGGAGCATCTACATTTAATGGAGCATCAGGTGGTGGTGGTACATTTGTTTATGATAGTGCTTCTATAACATACTATTTAGCTGTAGGTGGTGGTGGAGGAGCAGCTGGAGCAGCAGCAAATTTATTTTCAAATCAAGCTACAGCTAGTGGTAAATTTAACACAACATCTGGTTCAACAGTAAATATAGGTAGTGGATTTTCAGGTTCAGGAGGATTCAATGGTAGTGGTGGATTTAGAAGTAACAGAAATGTATTATATGGCGCTCCAGGAGCAGGTGTAAATTCATCAGGTTCAGCAGCAAACGGAGGTCAAGGATTATCTAGAGTAGGAAATTGGTTAGGAGGTACTACTGGTTCAACATCAAATATTAATGGAGTTGTAGGTGGTTTTGGTGGTGGAGGAGGAGCAGTAGATGGTGATGCAAGTACTGACCCTAATGTAATTGGTTGGGCAGGTGGTGGTGGCGGATATTCTGGTGGTGGAGCTGGTGGAAACTCAGGTCAATCTAATAGTTCATATGGTGGAGGTGGTGGTACCTTCTATACAGGTTCATTTGTTACTGGCTCAAGTAATATTAATCAAGGACATGGTTATGTTATTATAACTAAGTTATAATAAACATATATTTATAATAAACGTTTAAGCAATGAATATACCTATTTGGCCAGGTTCATCATCATTTACACCAGGTTCAACACCCTTCGGATTCTATGATAATGATTATCAATTTCAAACAGAAGCTGATAAAGTAGCGGTTTTTGTTACTCGTAGACTAGGTTATCCTATTATGGAAGTTGAACTTCAAGCTATCAATATATATGCCGCTTTTGAAGAAGCAATTACTACTTATGGTAATGAGTTATACGCTTATAAAGTAAAACAAGATTATTTAACATTTGAAGGAGCATCTACTAACATAAATGTTAATAATGCTTTAATAACACCTTCATTTGCTACTATAGTTAGAATATCAGAACAATATGGTGAAGAATCAGGTGTTGGAGGTAATGTTACTTGGAAAAGAGGTTTATTACCTATGACTGCTAGTGTTCAAGATTATGATTTAAATGCTTGGGCTGCACAAAATAATATTACTGGAGGTTTAGAAGTTAAAAAAATATTTTACGAATCAGATCCTGCTATTGTAAGATATTTTGACCCATATGCTGGTACAGGTACTGGTATGCAACAATTATTAGATAATTTTGGTTGGGGTAATTATTCACCTGCTATTAACTTCTTATTGATGCCTATTAATTATGATTTACAAAAGATTCAAGCAATTGAATTTAACGATCAAATTCGTAAATCACAATTTAGTTTTGAAATAACTAATAATCAATTAAGAATATTTCCTATACCTAAAATAGATAGAAACTTAAGCATTCAGTACATTACTAAAGAAGAAAGATTAAACAGTAGTTTTGATGTTAATTCTAATGTTATTAGTAATGTATCAAATGTTCCATTCACCAATCCAACTTATGCTCAAATAAATTCAATTGGACGTCAATGGATATATGAATATACTTTAGCTTTATGTAAAGAAATATTAGGATATATTCGTGGAAAGTATACTCAAGTTCCTATACCTAATGCTGAAGTAACTTTAAATCAAGCAGATTTATTAGCCTCAGCATCAACTGATAAAGCCGCTTTAATTGAAAGATTAAGAGCATATTTTGATGAAACTTCAAGAACTAAACTTTTAGAAGCACGTTCACTTGAAGCAGATTATAGACAAAAAGAAATGAGTCAAGTACCACTTCCAATTTATATATACTAATGGCAATATTTGGTTCATCACGAGATATATCAGCGTTTAGGCATATAAATAGAGAATTGTTGAATGACATTATTACTCAACAATGTTCATTTTATAAGTTTAAATTAAATGAAACCATTGTAAACATTTATGGTGAAGCATCAGGTGAAAAATACTATGATGGTCCTTTACTTGTAAATTGTTTAATTAATCGTGTTGATCAACAATATGCTGATGCACCTTATGGTGTTGATCTTAATTGGCAAATACAATTTGCTTTTTTAAAAGATGACTTAGTAGATGCTAAATTAGTACCTGAAGTTGGTGATATCATCTTATATCAAGAAAGTTATTATGAAATAAATAGCTTAATTGAAAACCAATACTTTACAGGTAAAAATCCAGATTATCCAAATGAAACTAATCCATTAAATCCAGGATTAGGTAATTTTGGTTATGATGTTTCAATTATAGCTAAAACACATGTAGTTCCAGCTGATAAAGTAGGTATAACTAAAGAAAGAATGTAATGGCAAACGGAAGAAAACCAATACCTAAATCACAAAGAAAGATCTCAGAAGATCTTCAAACCCCACTACCTGAGGGAGGGGTAGGATTTCAGCCTACAGGTAATCCTAACAACATTAATATTAACAAAAACTCTAATGAACAGGCTACAGGTATTGACTTTAATAGAGCATTAAAACAAAGTTTTACTGGTGATACAGTTAAACCTTTTACTGTTGGTATTGAAGACATTGATAATGCTGTATTTTATTATTTTCAAAATGTTATTAGACCTTTTGTTATACAAAATGGAAATAGAATAGAAGTACCTGTAATCTATGGTTCACCTGAACGTTGGAAATCAGTTCAAAAAGATGGTTATTATAGAGATAAACTAAACAAAGTAATGTTACCTCTTATAATGATTAAGAGAAATGATATTGCTAAAAATAGAACTGTAGCAAATAAATTAGATGCTAATTTTCCTAACTTATATGTAAGTTGGAGAAAACAATATTCACCTAAAAATTTCTATAGTAATTTTAATGTATTAACAAATCGTGTTCCTGAGAGAGAATACTATGCTAATGTAGTTCCTGACTATGTCACTATAACTTATGAGTGTATGGTTATGACTTATTATATGGATCAAATGAATAAAATTATAGAGGCCATAAACTACTCTTCAGATTCATATTGGGGTGATCCTAGTCGTTTTAAATTCAAAGCAGCAATTGATACATTTAACTCAGTGACTGAATTATCTACAGACCAAGACCGTATAGTTAGAAGTACATTTAATATTAAATTAAATGGATATATAATTCCTGATGTTGTTCAAAAAGATGTTACAGCATTAAAGAAATTACCTTCAATTTCTAAAGTAACATTCACATTAGAAACAGACACTACATCAGAAATGTTATCAACATCTGCTAAACGTGGTTCAATGAAGAAAATACCAGCTACTTTCTTTGATAATGTAACTGTAGTAAGTGGTGGAGGTGGAGGTACATCACAAGAAGTATTAGATTACTTAGCATTAAATAATGTTAAAGCGGCTAACTCTTCTTTAACAACTAACAATGGTACAATTTCAACTGCTACCTTCCCTAATGCTGTGATAGAACCAGCCCCAGGTTCATTACCTGTAACTTCAGCTAGTAATTTTTCAATTTATATAAATGGACAGTATGTAGAAAGTAGTGCTATAGTTTCACTTGTACAATCTGGTACAGATGTAATTTTAACTCTTAATAATTCACAATTAGGATTTGGTTTAGATACAACATTTGAAGTAGTAGCATCAGGTAAATTTAGTAACTAATGGCATTAATTAATAGTTCACAAATACAATATCCGTTATCTGGTTCATTCAGTGGGTCATTTTTTGGCGATGGTAGTGGACTAACTAATTTATCAGCAGGTGGAAATAAAATAGCTTCTGGTAGTGTAACCGCTAGTGTGAGTCCTATTGGTAATTTATTTTTAGTAAAATCAGCTAGTATTGAGTTTATGTCTGTGACATCAGATACTACAACTATCACAAATAATGTATTTTTAATTAAGAATAATAGTAACCAAACAACATTTAAGGTTAGTGAAAGTATAGTGTATTTTGCCACTCAATCTGCTCCTTTAACTGGTTCAACTGTAGCTGGAAGCATGTACTTTACTTCATCATCATTTTATGTCGGACTAGAAAATTAACATATTTATAATAAACATTAAAGTAATTTATAATGGCAACTTGGAAAAAAGTCATAGTCTCAGGTAGTAATGCGGAACTATTAACAGTTACCTCATCATTTTTAGGAAACTTAACAGGAACAGCATCATATGCTACCAATGCTAATAGTTCATCTTATGCGTTAAATTCAACAAGTGCATCATACGCTTTAAACGCTACTAGTGCATCATATGCATTAAACGCTACTAGTGCCTCGTATGCGTTAAACGCTACTAGCGCATCATATGCATTAAACGCTACTACTGCTTCATATGTTTTAAATGCTGTTTCAAGTTCATTCGCATCAACAGCCTCATTTGTAAATACTTTAAACCAAAATGTAATAATATCTGGTTCATTACAAGTAACTAATGGTATAACAGGTTCATTATTAGGAACTGCTTCATACGCTGCTAATGCTAATAGTTCATCTTATGCTTTAAGCGCTTCATATGCTTTCAATTCAACTAGTGCTTCATATGCTGCCTCTGTTAATGACTTAACAAATGCTATCACTAATAATGTTGATAATAGAGTAATAACAGCAACAGGTGGTGGCACTATAAATGGTGAATCAAATTTAACATTTGATGGTACCACATTAACAGTAACTGGTAACGCTGTTATCACAAGTAACTTAACAGTACAAGGTACTGCTTCATTCCAAAATACCACAAACTTAGATGTAGCAGATAGATTTATATTATTAGCCTCAGGTTCAAATACAGCAGGTGATGGTGGTATAGTAGTACAACAAGGTACTCAAAATATAGGTGAATTATTTGGATTTGATAGTGGAACTACAAGATGGGCATTTACAAGTTCATTTAATGGTGCTAGTAGTGCATTTACACCTGATGCTTTTGTGGCAGCAGCTGTTATAGGAGCAAATGCAGTTCCAACCTCAGCCCCAGCTAGATATCAAGTAGCAGGTAATATATTTATAGGTACAGACGAAAACATTTGGATTTATTCATAAAACTTAAAAAATTAGTTATGGGTTTCACTGCAAGTCATGTTGAAGGAGCTAGTCTTATTCAAAATAAACAGCAACCTTCAAATCAACTTAACTCTAAGGAGTTAGAGATATTATTAACTTTAATAAAGAGATCAAGTTTCCTTGGAGAAGACGTAGAGGCTATTTATAATATGGTAGTCAAACTACAAAACCAATATTTAGAACAAACCAAAAAATAATTAAGTTATGGATATATTTTCAATTGATTTAACTCATAACGAGCTAAATTTTATTCGTCAATCTTTAGAAACAGTTCAAATTCAAGGTAAAGATGCTAAGTTTCTAGCTAATCTTCAGATTAAAGTTGAACACGAACTATCTGAAATACAACGTATGAAACAAGAAGAAGAGCAAAAAAAGATGCTAGCTCTATCTGAGATTGTGGGAAAACCATCATCTAAGAAATAATTCTCTATATTTATATAAGACCATAGGCCCGCGTAGGGAAGTAGGCTCATGCACGGCATAAGTGTGTGTATCTAACCATGGTTTAATTATAAAATAATATGCCAAATTGGAAAAAAGTCATAGTTAGTGGCTCAGACGCTGCTTTAAATACATTAACCGTCTCAAACGGTATCACAGGTTCACTTCAAGGAACTGCTTCATATGCTTCCAACGCTAATAGTTCATCTTACGCTTTAAGTGCTTCATACGCGTTAAACACCACTAGTGCTTCGTATGCTTTAAACTCAACAAGCGCATCATATGCTTTATCAGCTTCTAATGCCGCTACAGCATCTTATGTTTTAAACGCAGTATCAAGTTCATTTGCATCAACAGCCTCATCTGTAGATACTTTAAATCAAAATGTAATAATATCAGGTTCACTAACTATAGTTACAGGTTCAGGTATTGAATTGCAAGTATTAAATACTGGAGTAAGAATAGGTAATGTAATAGGTGATGCTCACTCAATAACAGGTAGTTTAGGTATAAGTGGTAGTGTAATTATAACTGGTTCTTCATTTTCAATTGTATCTACAGCCGGTGCTACAAATACTGAATTTCAAGTTCTTAGTACAGGTACAAGAATAGGTAATGCCACAGGTGATACACATAATGTAACTGGTAGTTTAAGAATAAGTGGTAGTAACATAATAAGAGCTCTTACTAATGCTGCTACTCCTTTTCAAATTAATAGTCCAGCTAATGTTTCTATAGTTAGAATAAATGGTATAGGTGGAGTTGAAATTGGAGCTGATTCATCTGCTAGTGGTACAGGTTCATTTGCTCAAGGAGATTCTTTTGTAACAGCATTAGGTGATTATTCACATGCTCAAGGTAATAGCACAAATGCAGTAGGAATGGGTTCACATGCAGAAGGTGCTAGTACCGTTTCAACAGGAGACTTTTCACATGCTGAAGGTACTAGCACTAATGCAATAGGAACTTATTCACATGCAGAAGGCAGTTCAACTCGAGCTGTTGGTGATTACTCACACGCTGAAGGTGAAGGTACAATAGCATCCGGTTCAGCCCAAACTGTAATGGGTAAATATAATACCCAAAATAATACAACATCATTAGTTATAATTGGTAATGGTGTTGATGATGGAACTAGAAGTGATTTAGCTTTATTTAATACAAATCAAATAGTATTTAATGCTCCACTATCTGGTTCTTCATTTACAGGTTCATTATTAGGAACAGCAAGCTGGGCTAGTAATGCTGTTACTGCCTCATATGTTTTAAACGCAGTTTCAAGTTCCTTTGCTACAACAGCTTCCTATGTATTAAATGCAGTTTCAAGTTCATTTGCTACTACTGCTTCATATGTACTAAACGCTGTTTCAAGTTCATTTGCTACAACTGCTTCCTACGTGTTGAATGCAGTTTCAAGTTCATTTGCCTTGACAGCCTCATTTGTCAATCCATTAAATCAAAATGTTGTAATCACAGGCTCGCTAACTGTATTTACTGGATCAGGTGTTGAACTACAAGTAACTAATACTGGAGTAAATATAGGTAATGTTTCAACAGATAACCATAATATCACTGGAGCAACACGAGTTACAGGAAGTCTAACAGTAACAGGTAGTGTTGTCTTAGGTGGACCCGCTCCATTTCAAAATTCAGTTTATATACAATCTAATTACGGAGTATCTTTTGCTGATATTGGTAATGCTAATGTAGCTATAGGAGCATCTGGTGTATTATATTTTGGTGGTGTGTTTCTTACACCAAGTAGTATTAGGGCAAGTACTAGTGGTAACATGGTTTTAGCTAGTGATTCAACAGCTATAACCGGGTCAGGTAAATTACATATCAGAGGTGCAGGCGCTACATCAGCAACAAACGCTTTATATGTTGAAAACTCAGCAAATACAAATATACTTACCTTAAAAAATAATGGGTCTATGATAGTATGGCCAGCTGGTGGTGATGAATTTGCTGTTAGACCTCCCGCTTTTGTAAGTGACAATACTATGGGTTTTATCTTTAAACCAGGACCAAACTACGGAAATGATGATACATTTCTTTTTGGAGGTAGTAGATACGGAATATTTGCTCAAAATAATTCAAACGTAAATTCATTGAGATGGGCTACTGGTTATGGATATCAAATTACACAAGACTTAGTTGGAATATATGGTAACATACCATTTTGGCAAATGAATTTTTTTAGTCAATATGCTATGGCTCCAACTAGCGGAGATACATCACAATTAAATTCTAATATTTCATTTGCTCCATCAGCTGGTAGTGCCTCATTTGCGGTATTTAGTTTTAGACCAACTATTAATCAAACAGGTACAGCTACTGGTATTTCCCGCGGGTTGTATATTGCCCCTACATTAACATCAGCCTCTAGTTTTAGAGCCATTGAATGGACTAACAACAGTAATAGTTTTGGTTTATATGGTTCAGGCAGCGCTGCAAACGTATTACGTGGTAATACAACAATAGGTACATTAACTACAGGTTCAGCTACATTCAATGTGTCTGGCTCTAGTGATTTTAAAGGTAATGTGACAACAACAGGTTCATTAAATGTTAGTTCAAATAGTTTAACTGTAAATATAGATAGTACAAATAATAATTGGGTTGGCGTTAATACAGCTACTTCTGCAAGTTATATTAAGAATTTCCCATTAGTTGTTAAAGGTAATAATGCGAGTGATGCTTATGCCACTATTGCACTTGTAAATGACCAACCACTTATAAAATGGAAAGGTACTTACAATAGTAGTAATGGAGCTGAATTATATCAAAATGGTAGTGGTACATTCTTATTAAATACTAATAGTAGTATATCTGGTTTTGCAATTTACTCAGATGGTTCTCCAGCTTTTGCTTTATACGCTAGTACAAAAATGGTTGTTGGTGATACAGTAACACCAGCTTCGGCTCTTGGTAAACTTCATATTCGTGGTGGTGGTGCAACGTCAGCAACAAACGCTTTATATGTTCAAAACTCATCAGGTACCCAAGCATTAACAGTTAGAGATGATGGTCTTATTAGAATAGGAGAAACAGCAACAGATTTACAAATTACTCCTTCTTTGAGTAGAATTATATTTGCAAACCCAAATAGTAATGGTTTAATAGGATTTAGTAGTTACAATACATTCCTTACACCAACAGGATTAAGACTATTCAGTAGGTCAACTATTGACGGCGGTGTAAATACATTAGGTGATTTTAGATTTTATAATGTGACTACTGCCAAAACCTATATGTATATAACTGAAACTGGTAAAATCAGTATCAACAAAGGTACAGTAACACCAAATGCTGACTTAGATGTAAGTGGTAGTGTTATTATAACAGGCTCACTAACAGTAATAACTGGTTCTGCTGTTGAACTACAAGTATTAAATACTGGAGTGAATATAGGAAACGTAGTTGGAGATACCCATACTGTAACAGGTAGTTTAGGAGTAAGTGGCTCAAGTAATTTTAGAGGGAATATAATAATAACAGGCTCAGCCAACAACTCACTAAGAGTAAGAGGCTCAGGTACCACATCAGCAACAACTGCATTATATATTGAAAACTCAAGCGCTGCTAAATCTTTTCAAGTAGCAGATGATGGTAAACTCTTTTTAAGAGATATTACAGATGAAAGTGGTGAATATGGTTTATATTGGTTTAATACTGGAACTAGTTATGGAATCTATAAAACAACAGGCTCATGGAGTGCTCCAAATTATACACAGTTAAAAGTAGATTTTCCTACTGGTATTATCATTGATGGTGGTGATGCGTACGGTAAGAGTGGTACTGTAATCCAACCTAGTTCTGGTAATGTAGGTATAGGTACATCATCACCCTCAGCTAAATTACATGTTGATGGTACAGTAAGAATAGATAACCAAAATAGTTCAACACCTACTGGTCCAAATGCTTCAGCAGGTACAGTCACTAACTACTGGGGTACAGCCGATGGAACATTTTTAAGTACACCATCTACATGGTTAAAAATAAATTTAGGTGGAACTGATTATTATTTACCAGCGTATCAATAATGATTAAATCAACACCAGAAATAGAGGCAAAAATAAAGGCTAGTGGAGTTCCAGTTGTTGAAATAACATTAGAACAATTAACTCAGGCTAAACTTGCTACTGAAGAAGAAATAAATTATATTTATAATAAAATAAAAGACAAAAACAATGGCATTACAAATTACAGGTAGCTTTAAGAACGGCTACGCATCTTATGAAAACCCACAATTACAATTAGTACCTTACTTAACTTATAGAGGTACAATTGCAATGGATGTAAACATTACTATTCCAACTTATGTAACTAATAGTTTAGGAACTGGTAGTATGATTTATCCTCAAGTAGGAGCAATTCCAATGTATCCTAGTACATCTGAGTTAGTATACCCTACTTCACCAATAGACCCTTATAGTGATCTTATCTATTCATTGGAAACATATATTATCACTCAACTTTCAGGTTCTAACCCAGATTGTACTTTTAATAGAGTTTAATTTGGAGGTTTGAAATAGTTTTATTATCATTATATTATGGAAAAAATAACTTTAACACAAGAGGAAATTGATTTATTATTC